AAAGAACAGAATAGTATAATAACAAGGCTAGAGCGGCTGGAAAACAAAGTTGGTTTATAATATGTTTACAAATTTGCAGGCAGGGTGTATACTACTAATGAGAGCATACATACTATAGGAGAAATTTAAGATGCACATTACAATTAATTCAATCATTTTTGATGATATTACAAATAAAGCAGATGTCTATTACATTACTTATGATCCAGCAGCAAAGCCTATCATCTCTTCTTGTGTTATAACATTAGACCAATCAGATATATTTGGTAAAAGCAAGGAAGACTTGGCAAAAGAACTCATTGGTTTAGGCTCACCTACTGCTAAGGCTGAAGCAAGCAGTAATGACTATACTGCACCTGCTGGAACAGCCTCAAGTGAAAAAACTGAATAAAGTTATAGATTAATTTAATGGAAATGGCATACCGGCATTGAGCTGGTGTGCCATTTATTTTTGCCATATTCTGCGTAAATTGCTATATTATTGTTGATAAATAGAAAGAGTAGGTGACAGCATGACATCTGTAAAACGCATGTCTATATCATACTCAGGAACTACAGTAGATTTTGCAGTTAACCCACAAGAGTACCATTATAGCAGACCACAAAGAGCATCAACGTATAAGACACAGAACACAAATGTTATCCAGCAGTTTGGCCCAGACTTAGGGGTCATAACCATTTCAGGTAACACAGGCTGGCGTAAGGACGGTACAAATCAAACAGGCAAAGAAAGATTTAATAATCTATTTACTTTATTGCAGCGTTATCAAAATGACACACAGAATGGTGCACAGCCATCTACGGAGCTATCTTTTAACAATTACACAGATGGCAAATACTATACAGTTACTATAGCTAAGGAAGGTATCCAGTATGAACGTACAGTAGACAACCCTTTGCTTTTTAATTTTGTTATTGCTTTTATTGTTGTAAAGGGGTCAGGTACTCCAGCACAGGACAGACAAGTAGATAGCCAAACAGGTACAGGAACAGGGCAGTCAATACATATAGGGTCAAATGATAGTACATCTACAACAAAGAATGCCTACTATGCTGCAGTTCAAACACTAGAGGATACACATGCAACATCAAAGGCACGGGCACAGGCACAGGCTAAGTTAAATGAGCTTATGGGAGGTGGTCACTAATGAATATTGGCATAGACTTATATCATTTTTTAGTAAATATTCCTTTGGCTGGGGACGGTAGTATATTGCAGAACACCTTTAGCAGTGATTCAGATACCCTAGACTATGTTTCAGACTTTTATACACCAAAGTTAAAAGTAAATACTTTAGTGACAACAATGCTTCCTAACCTAGACCAGTATGTAACAGTGCAAAGTTCTATTGACTTAACAGATAAAGAATTGTTGTACCAGTTGAACAACACAGATATAGCACAGCATGGTGGTAAACTATATATAGCAATTCAGTCATTAATGGCAGAAACCTTTTGCTATAATTATGCACTTACCTATAATAAAAATCTGCTTAGCAATGTTGTCCGTGGCGATATTTTACAAACAATAGCTAATGCAGATTACATAATTGATGCCTTAAGCAGTAACATGGAATACAATGCCTTATGCGCAAGTGTGATAGACTTGAATGTTGCTTTAGGTATTATTAAGAATCAATTAGAAGTAATTAAGTCAGGTGTAAATTAATGGCAAGATATAAGAAGCATGTTATTGCAATAGATGATACCTTGCAGACTATAGCAGAGCAGGAAATGGGTGATGCAACGCAATGGTACACTTTGGCACAAGCAAATAATCTGCAGTATCCATATATAGTGAATAGCAGTCAAGATAAGTTAACTAATGTGGGGCATCTTGTTTCTATAGGGGATACAATAGTAATACCTATTATTTCAGACTTAGCAGGTGTAGATGCTGAATCACTAACTAAGCGTGACCATAAAAATATTATGACCACTATTTTAGGTACAGACCTTAAAGTTAATGGCAGTCCAGCCTATTTTAACCCACATGGTGTAGACAATAATATTCTTCAACTAAGTGGTACTACCAGATATAGAGAAGATAAAGTAGCAGGTGGCTATAGGAAGTCTAGGGATCTTGCACTAGTATCAGGTTTAGAGAATATAAAGCAAACATTACTACTACATATACTTACACCTAAAGGGTCTTTGATTATGCATCCTGACTATGGGAGTAATATTCAAGATATTATAGGCAGTCCAACAGGCGACCAGACAGCAATTAATATAACTAATGAATTATCCCGTTGTTTACTATCAGATTCACGGATAGAGAACGTATCATTGATTACTTATAGCTTAGATGAAGAAAACTATCACTCATCTTGGAATGTTACTTTGCAAGATTTTAATGAGGACTTTATTTTATATATAAACAAAGATAAAGATAATGACTTTAGTATACAGTAGGTAAGGAAGCATAATGACAAGCATACTAGCTAATATAAGAAAGAAAAGTATATCTGATATCCTTGGTGGACTTATTGATTATACTTCTACACATACATCAGAAATAACAGATTTTACTCCGGGCTCTATCATTAGATCTATTTATGAAGCAGAAGCAATGGAATTAGAGCAGTTGTATACATTAAGTATAGAAAATATCTTGTGGGGTATTAGGCACAGTGTATTAGATGCCTTTGGCTTTACCCCTAAAGATGCTACGGCAGCTTTTGGCTATGTAACAGTAACCTTGTCTACTCCATTGGCAGCACCTTTAGTTCTTGCAAAAGGTACCTCATTTTACTCCAGTAAAGACACAGCAGAGAATATCATGTTTGTAACGCAGGACAGCTATTTTATAGACACAGGTACAAGTAGCTTTCAGGTGGTTGTATATTGCACGCAATTAGGTACAATAGGTAACATAGATAGTAACTATATAGATACTATGTCTTCAACACAGATAACATCTAAGACAGCTACTAATGAAGAGCCTTTTGCCACGGGCACTAATGAAGAAAGTACAGACAGCGTGCTTCAGCGGTTTAGACAGTTTGTTGCCACACGTGGCAGGGCTACAGTTAATGCAGTAGATTATGCAGCTAGAAGTGTGCCTGGGGTAGCTGGCGTGTATGTATATGAAACTACTGGTAAGTTTATAGTATATGCACACGATGCTAATGGTGACTTAAATCCTTATATGATGAATCAAGTAACAAATGCAGTAAACTTATACAGACCGGTTGGGATGCCTTGGTCAGTAAGCCCAGTGAGCAAGCTTGTTAAAGGCATTACTTTTGAGATAGCAGTAACAGATAGCTCATTAGTAGATGATAGTTTCCAAACAGGCTTAGCAGAATATGTAAAGAAATATCTGCAATCATTTACAGCGGGGCAATATCTAGTTCAGAATGAACTAACAAAATACATAATGGGCTATAGCACAATAATATCAGATGTCTACTATGATGGCAGTACTACTAATGGAATAGACGATATGGATACTGCTAACGGTGGTTCAGGTAAGATAGTAGCAACAGATACATTGCCTAATCAGATTATTAGACCAGGTGAAGTAATCATTGCAAGTTGTATTCAAGGGAACTTTAATACAGACTTAGACATAGGCTAGAAAGCAGGTAGAAGTTGAACTTTTGGAAAAACTTACACCCCTTACTAAGAAGAGAAGAAAACACAAATGAGGGCTCTGCCAATGGTGCAGTTCTGCATGCTATTGCAGGTGCATTAAGTGATGCAGAAAAAGAGCTTATACCAAGTAGAATGCAATCTAGCCTTAATACAGCTTCTGGTTCCTACTTAGACTATTGGGGCTATTGGTTTGGTGTACTTCGTAAAACTAATGAAGATGATGATAGCTATAGGTATAGAATAGTACAGTACTTACTCTTAGGCAGGGGAACGGCAGCTTCAATTATTAAGGGTATCAAATATGCTTTAGATGATCAGAGTGCCACTATTACCATTTTTGAGCCTTGGCAAAATATTTTTTACTTAGACAAGTCTAAAATGGATAGTATTTACTACATGCAGGGAAGCTACTATAGATATGGTGTTATTACTGTAAATATAGATAGACCATTAGACGAGAGCATTTGGCTAGCAATTCAGGCATTTAAGCCAGCAGGGGTCAGAATAGCAGTAGAATATAATGCTACCTTAAGCTACTTAGCAGAACCTACATTGTTAGCCAAGTTAGACAGTCAGGCAAATAGCTTTTTAACATTAAACTATGGTAACAATAATGAAGATTCAGTTTTAACTCTAGGGCTTAATGCAGAAAGCCAGCCCTATCCTGATACTAATAAATTTATATTAGATGACAGTTTACTTAATAGCACAGCTACACTTAGTGCAGTAGATACTTTCTTACTCAATGAAGATAACTCATTGTGGCTATCTCACATTAATAGCTTAGCTTCAGGAGCATCTCTAAGTGCCT